AATGTGAAAAAAAAGGCGGTAAGTGGGATGCAAAAACCAAAACCTGCAAAATTGATACACCAAAGCAATTTCAGAATGTAATTGCAAAGGCTTATGACAACCTTACATTCAAAACGGGTAGTGCTGAAATCACTAAAGCATCTCATCCATTTTTGGATGACATAGCCAATTATATGAAAGCCAATCCTTCATACGAGTTATATATCGTTGGACATACTGATTCTCAAGGTGATGAAGCATATAATCAAAAACTTTCAGAAGATAGGGCAAATGCAGTCAAAAATTACTTGAATAAAAAAGGTGTTGGTGATGTAGTTTTATTTGCTGAAGGAAAAGGTGAAAGCGAACCTATTGCTGATAACAATACACCCGAAGGTCGTGAGAAAAACCGAAGAGTTGTTTTTTCAGTAGTTAAATTAGAAGAAGTACCTGCTTAAAAATGAATCAAAAAACCCAAAATATCGTTTTGTACGGCTCAATAGCACTTGCTATTGGGTCTTTGGTGTTTTTAGGCTTTAAGTTGTTCAGAAAGAAGGAAATCCTTGTTGAAGGAGAATATTCAGTTCCCGAAGGCACACCAAATAGAGTAGATGCCTTACATTCATTTGAAAGAAGAAAATCAGATGGCTTTGGAGGCAGAATGTTGACCAAAATAGAAGAGGCAATGATGAAACTTTACAATAGAGGGATAAACCCCGATGTGAAGGACATTAAAATCAATGTAGACTCAACGAATTACAAAGTAAAGTGGTCGGCAAAAGTAGTTCCGAGCAAAGATGGAAAGGCTTACATTGGTATGTCATCCGTTGGTTCGGCAGGTTCAGATGCAGATGCTCGTGCTTTGGCTCAAATTGCAGGAATGAAAACGAAAGTTGAAGGTGCTGAAGATTATACATTAGTTTTAGACTTTAAAAACCCGAAAGGTGTTTACATTCGTCAGTTTTTTTACAAGCATACAATACCCAATAAATATAAACCAAATAAATAAATAGTTATGGCAAACGAATACTTTACAAAAATGAACAAAGCACGAAAAGAAGGTGCGAAGTCTTTTACACACAATGGTAAAACGTATGTGGCATCAAAGACAAAAACGGGAATGATTGTTTACAAAGAGAAAAAATAATAATAATGGCAAGTAAGAAATTAAACGAAATGTCTTTGGCAGAGTTAGAAGCAAGAAAAATGACTCTTCGAACTCAAAATGCAATGATTGCTACGGCAGGTTTCGTTGGAGGTTTAGCGATGGCATATAAACAAGGTGGCGGTCTTTTCAAATATGCCGTTTATGGTCTTGGTAATGCTATTGTACTTGGCTTTTTGCCGAGATTATTTTATTTCGTACCTAAAGAAAACGAAGTAGATGCGCTAATTGCTGATAAACAAGGGTCTTCAGAAGCCTAAAAAAAAGATAAACGACACTTACCATATTGAATAAATTAGATAAATTGTGAGTAATAAAAGCAAAAATATAATCCTTTACACTACTGCAACTTTGATTGCCGTAGGGTTGCTTTATACCATATTTCGGGTAAGTACCAAAAACTTTCTTGCAAATTCACCTTTCAGACGTAGAAGTGTTCGTATTGCAAAGCAAGAACTTGAAAAGTGGAACAAACGCAAGGAAACATCATCAGAAACCCTACCTTATCTTCAAGAGTATTGGAGAACTTTAGGATGGAAAGATAATCAATGGTCAACGGGTACGGCTTGGTCGGGTGCATTTATTTCTTACGTTTTCAGAAAAGCAAGAGCAACTGATGAAGATTTTAAATTCAGCGCAAGGCATTCAGTCTATATTCAGAAAGCGATTGAAAATAAGAAAAACAAAAAGCGAAAAGGATTCAAAGGTTACAAACTTGATGAGAAAAAAGTTGAATTAGGTGATTTAGTATGCTATTCAAGACAAGGTGGTGTCGATTACGATACAACGGGTGAATATATCAGTCATTGTGATATTGTAGTAGCTATTGATGGAGATAATGCAATAGGAATTGGAGGAAATGTATCTGATTCAGTAAGCGAAAGTAAAATACCTCTTCAAAATGGTTTTGTCAAAGAGGGTAAAAGAAGATTTGTCGTAATTAAAACGAAATAGTATGTATGTAGGTGCAGATTCAAGCGGTGAAGGAGGAGCAAGTTATTTATCAAATCCATACGTCTTAATTGGCGGTGGAATTTTGATTTTGTGGTTCTTCAAACGTAAAGGCATATTTAACTCAAACCCTAATGCTTTCAAAAGCGTAAAGGCTTTAGAGCAAAAGCGTAGATTAGAGATTCAAGCCAAAGCAAAGGAGAATAAAGTTCCTGAAAAATTAGTGGCAGATGTTCAGAAAATGAACAAAAAAGAAGTTGCTCAAATGATTATAAGCAATCAGAAAATGTTGAATACAACGAAGATGTCAAACGATGAGAGAAAGCAAATTTTGAATATGGTTGACTATCTTGAAAATGAGTTAGATAATAAATAAATTTTTTGTTATGGCAGAGGAAACAAAATGGAGTGATAAAACTACAAAAGAGAAACTTGACATTGTATTTGTCGTTGTTGCTATTGTTGGTTTTTCATTAGGTGCATTAGTAAACTACCGATTGTTAAAAGGTAACAAGTAATGAAAGAAAAAGTACAAAGGCTTTCGATAGTTGTGCTACTTATGGCGGTCATTTTATTGGTTTGGGATGGTTGTAGTAAGGATGCACAACTTTCGTTATTTAAGAAAAGGGTGGCAAACCTTAACTTGAAGGCTCAAGTATTTGAAGAAACTATCGGTAACGATAAATTACGACTTGCCGAACAAAAACAAATCATTTTAAGTCAAGAAGATGCTATTGATAATGGCATTTTGATGATGAATGATTTTAAAAACGTAAGCAGTCAAGTTAGTGTAGAAACAAGAACGCAGATTGATAGCGTTTTTATTCCGTTTGAAACGATAAAAATTGATTCTCAAGTAGTTTATCAATGTATGGATAGAAGATTCAAACTGATAACTGATGAGTACGGAATTTTCGGCATAACAAAACAAGATGGTGTCCTTTTGGACTCATTATATTTTGATGGTGGTTTGAGTATCACCATTGGAACAAAATCGGCAGGGTTTCTCAAAAAAGCAGAACCCGTTGTCGAAGTAAAATACACAAACCCATATATCAAAACCAAGTCTATGCAAAACGTGGTGATTCAAGAAGACTTGAAGTGGTACGATAGAAAGCGTAATTGGTTTGGTGTTGGTATAGGTGTTGGATTGATAGGAACATATTTAATTTTAAAATAGATAAAAATGGCAGATAGTACGGCTACGGCTACAACTCCCGATTTTGGTGTTTTTAACCAATTAGGTGATTATGGTATTTTGGGTTTAGCAACTTTGGCTTTAGGTTATGTAGGTTGGATTTTCATTAAACGTCATCTTGCTGAAAAGGATGAGTTGAAAGAGAAACTTATGAAGCAAAACACTAAACGTAAGAAATAATGTCTTTTGGTATTTTTGAGAGTTTAACTGATTATGGAATCTTGGGATTTGCAGTCTTGGGATTAGGTTATTTGTGTTGGACATTCTTGAATCGATTGATGAAAAGCGAAGACGACTACAAGAAAAGAGTAGAGGAATTAGAGGGTGAATTAAGAGATGAGGTTTCCGATGCAATAAAAAAGAATACCGAGTCTTCCAAAACACTTAAAGAAACCATTTTGACGCTATTTTCTAAAAAATGAAAAAGAAAAGAAGAGTCATTTTAATTACGGCTATCGGTTTTATAGCAATAGTGTGTCTACAATTATTTTCAAGTGGGCATAAGCACGTTGTAGTGGTTAAAGAGAATGTTTCATTAACAAATGATAATAAATCTCTTACAAGCCAAAATAAAGGACTTAAACAAAGTGTGAGTAAATTGAAATCCGAAAATCAACAACTTACTAATGAGTCTAATGAAATCAAACAAATAGTATCTGAAGTCATTAGTGATTTGGATAGCACAAAAACAATAGTAAAAAAGATTAAGAACGAATTAAATAATGAAAAGTCTATTAATCGTATTAACAATGGTGGTCGTGAATTTGAGTTTCAGCCAATCAAGTTACCCGATTCAGAAGGTAATTGATGGTGATACTTTTGTGATTTTACGAAAAAGCCAAGCAGATACAATAAATAAAATTTTTGAAAGTCAGAAAAAAAAGATTTCTGATGCTAAAGTATTATTGCTCGCAAAGGATTCTATATTGAAGCAAAAAGATTCATTGCTTAATATAGCTTATGCTTCTACTGCTAAATATGATTCTTTGAATGCTAAATACACCAATACATTGATGTTTTTAGATTATATAGAAAAATGGGTATATGATAGGGCGAAAGAAGGCTCATTCTTGTATTATTCGTATGATAGCACTTGTATTGAAGCAATAGACCTTTCAGATTATGAAGTAAGAAAAAATGATTATACGGGAGCCATATTTTTTTATAGAATAACTGAAACTCCATTTATACACAAAAAGAAAAATGACTCTTTTAGAAAGGGATGGGAACAAGAAATTACAAGAACGAATAGACCAAAAATTTATAAATTATGAGAAAATTATTTAGAGAACTTATTTCAGACGATAACAACATCAATGAACAAGCGTTTGTTGGTGTGATTTCGTTTTTTGCTATGTTATTTGTTTTACTTGTAGATGTAATTACGGGTGTTTTGAGTAAAGAATTAATCATCAAGGAGTTTATCTTTGATGGCTTTATGCTACTTACTTTGGGTGCTTTTGGAATTACTACGGCAGGTAGAATTTTTAACCTAAAGAAAAAAGCAAAAGAAAACCAAGAAGAAGAAGAAGAACAAATAGAAAATATTGATTAAAATAAAAGTTATGCAATTAAGTACAAATTTATCATTAGCAGAAGTAACTCGAAGTGAAACTGCAAAACGTAAAGGAATTAGCAATATGCCTACTCCCGAACATATTGAGAACTTTAAAAAATTGGCAGAGAACGTATTTCAGCCAATTCGTGACCATTTCGGTTGCCCAATTCATATTTCATCGGGTTATCGCTCTGAAGCCTTAAATAAGGCTATCGGTGGTGCAGGAAAAATGGTGAATGGAAAGTATGTCCCTTCTTCTCAACATTGCACGGGTGAGGCGATTGATATTGATATGGATGGCACATCAATTACCAATAAGCAAGTTTTTGACTATATTAAGGACAACCTAAATTTTGACCAACTTATTTGGGAATTTGGCACGGATGCTAACCCCGATTGGGTTCACGTTAGTTACGAATCTACGGGAAAACAACGTAAGCAAGTTTTGAAAGCCGTTAAGAAAGGTAGCGCAACATCTTATGTGCCTTTTAAATAATTGTAAGTGGCAGTAAAACTCAACATAAATAACGCAATAGACCTTTTCAAAGAAAAAGGTGGTGATACTCCTTTTGAGTATTCATTACGGAAAACTTTGGAATATGCTGAAAAAGATAAACGAATTACTTCTTTAAGTGATTTAGCGTATTTGTTGGCTACTGCGGAGGTTGAGAGTAACTATTCACTTCAAAGGTGGGAGGCAGATTATTTATGCGGAAAACAAGGGTATGCTTATCAAGATAGACCTTGTCAGAAAGCACTTGACTATTATAAGTCTACAAGTGGAGGCAAACAAAACTATTACAATTTAGGTACTGATAAACGTGGATTACCTTACTTCGGTAGAGGTTTAATTCAATTAACGGGCAAAAGTAATTACGAAACCTACGGCAAAAAGGTTGGAGTCGACCTATTAAATAATCCCGATAAAGCACTTCAAAAAGACATTTCTTATGATGTGGCGGTGGCTTATATGACTACTAAACGAGGTGGATATGGAAATAAAAGCACTTTTGATTTAGCAAAGGAAGGAAACTTCTCTTCAGCACGAAAAAGTGTTAAAGGAAGTAGTAGCGGTTCAAATTCAGTAAAGTCAGATTACGACAAATGGATGTCTATTTTGCAAGACAAAAAAGTCAATGCAAGAGTTGTAAGTGGCTCAACATCATCAATATCAAAAGAAAAGCAAGGTAAAAAAATAATACTTGCAACATTTATTTCACTAACTTTGATAGGAATAAGCATTTACGCATATTCTTATTTTAAAAAAAAATAATACAATGAATAAAAAAGCAATCATTTGGGGTGTCGTCATCGTAGGTGTCGCAGTCGGTGGCTACTTCTTATATAGAAACATAGTAACAACCTCTAATAATCCCGAAAAAAATACTCGTAGGATTAAAATAAAGAGAAACAAAAATATTTCTACATCGCAACTTGAAGAACAAGGTTCACAAGATAATCAAGACATCGAACTCTAATTAGTTAGTTATTATGGCAACGTCTACAATATCCGCACCTATTTCCAACTTCTATTCTCCATCTGCTTGGGGTAATAGAGCGTCTATTAAAGCAATGTTGGAAAAAATCAATAGTCAGTATGGAAGTTACATCAAAGTGGCTTCGGAAAACTCAAAAATCCCTGCTAAACTTATAGCATCTTTTATTGCGGTAGAAAGTGGTGGTAAAGCAAGCGTAGGTTATAATGCTAAAGAACCTGCATTATCTTCAAAAACTACGGGTTTGATGCAATGGAATCGTGATTATGCTGATGAAACACTTGAAACGGAATACAAACAAGGTCGTTTGACTCCCGAAGAAAAAAGTATTTTAGCCAAATATGGTATCAAGTTTGATGCAAACGGACAAACCCGTGCTATAACTGCTCAAGACCAAATTAAACCCGAACTTAACATTTTGATTGGCTCAATGCTTTTAGGTCAATATGCAGATAGTTATATCGGTGGTGGTAAATCAGTAATGGTAAATGGTGTTAGAAGAAATTGGGCAATAGATGAAAATAATGGTCAACTTCGTCTTGACCGAATTATTTCAGTATATAACGGAGGTTGTTGCGGTGCAATAGGTGATAGAGCCACCAAAGGAAGCCATCCAAATGCAAAAGCGTTAGCAGATGCTCAACCTTTTCCAACAAACACTTATATTGCTAAAATGTACGGCATCAATGGAACATTAGATATTTTGTCTAAAGAACTTTCAAACATACTATAATTTTCTATTCCCCAACTTTTTTGTTATTCATAGTTTTTAAATTTATTGGGGGATTCTAAATAAAAAAGGGAGGTTTTGTGCCTCCCTTTCTTTTTTATCAGACCTTGATAAAATATTCCCATAAAACTCTATCGTCAAACCTTTTCTCCAAATATGCCTTTGTTTTGGCGATTGCATTCTCCATACTTATAGATGAGGTCTTGTCAATGACATTAGAATCAATAACAATCTTAACATAGTGCCTCATATCCAAGCACTCCACAAAATAACGATGAGCATAGTCCAAAGATGGGCAATCCTCATAATAGAGTCGGATTTTAAATTCTCCGAAAACTCTCTCTTCAGCATTCTTCATAGCGACCAAAAAAAAATTAAAGGTGAAACAATAGATTTTTATTTTTAAAAATAATTTTCGAGCAACCAATTATAAAATTTACGACCATCAAAGGTATTGTCATCTGATTTGAACCATTCATCTAAAAACCATCCAAACCATTCAGACCAAGTACCCGAAGTCGGCTCGGTATTTTCTACAAGGTATTCATACAATGAACCTTCTTCATAATTTCTCCATTTGATTTCCAAAGAAGCCATTATTTGTTTCAAATCAGAAACGCTATTTAAAAGTGATTTTGCTTTCATAGGACAAAGGTTATATGCAAGTGTGCATTCTACCTGCACTCCAAAAAAAATTTGAAAAAAATGAAAAAATTTTTTGTTTTGTCGAAAAAAGATATACCTTTGACTCAACAATTAACACTTTTAACTATGGAAAACAAGAATGAAATCAAGATTGTAAGCAAGGAACTTACAAAGTATCGTGTCAGTTTGACCACTACTATTGAGATAGAAATAGATGTCTTTGCTGAAACCCCACACGATGCTCAAATAATCGCAGAACAAGAGGTCAAAATCTATGAATACGCTGATAGTATTGGAATAGAAGTTGAAGGCGAAGACCTAACCCGTGAAGGCGACAATAAGGTGGAACTTATTTCAGTTAGTGGAGGTGGATATGTTGAAGCCTATGATTCTCAAGAAGTAGTTAAAATAACTATTTATGCAAGAGAAGAAGATGGTTTTGATAATCCCGAAAATGTCTTCACATCAGAAGAAGACTTAATCGAAGAGTATTCAGAAGAAGAAGAATAAATCACTTATATTTTAAACTTTAAAACAAACCAAGTTATGCCACAAGTAAGAAAATTTAATCACGAAGAAGAAAAGATTTCAGATGCACTCGGAATGTCAGAAGAGAGTTTCGATAGAATGAAGGAGATTTCGATGGAATGTGTTTTACTTTGCTCATCGCCAAGTAAGATAGCGGAATACCTTCACGAAAAAGCAGACTATGAGCAAATCTTGTTAATGGCTACGTTTTTTCTATCGGACAAAAAACAAGAGTTTGATAAGATTTTCAGATAGCAAATTAAGTCAAGTTAAGTATGGGGAGTTCGCTCCCCTTTTTTTTTGCCGTCACACCAACGTCATACCAACGTCATATTTTCAATAAAAAACCCCCTCATTTCTGAAGGGGTCAACGGATAGAACAAGTGTAAAAAACTATCCGTTATTCTTTTGGTGTTGGAAACCAACCCATACTATCTTCGGGTTCTTCATCATCATTAATGTAAGTGTCTTGAGCATATTGATTAGGGTCTTCTTCTGCAAACAAATCTAAAGCAGGTTGCTCATCTATTTCGATAGTAGAAAAAGATTGTTTTTCAACCTTCTCTTTTTCTTGGTCAAGCATTGCCTCTATTTCAGCTTCAGTAAAATCCATAGATGTATCATTTTTTGATACCTCATTGTCAATAACTGATTCTTGAACCACCTCTTCTTTTGATTCTTCTTCAAACTCGAAAGCAGTCATTAAAGAAGGTTTCTTTTTTGATGATAGAAGAGGTTTTGAATCAAATGAACCACCACCAACTAACGCATTGTTCTCATTTTCGATTTGTAACGCAGTTGCAAGAGCCTCTGAAGGGTTTCCGCTTATCAGCATCTTAAAGTGTCGTTTAATGACAACTTTCTTAATCATTTCCTCTTCCCAAGTTTGCCAAGCCGAAAACTTATTTGAACTACCTTCAGAAAGTCTTTTTACCTTTTCAATTTCCCACATAGGCATAAACTCAAACACTACTTCTCCATTTGGCAAGGTTGCTCTTGAATAACATCCAATTCTACCACGAGATTTATGTTCTTCTTCGGTTTTAGCAAAACAAGGTTTGTGACTGATTTTGTTATACGCTACATCGTAGTCAAAATCTTCATCTTCATAGACTATATGAGCAGAAATAGATTTGATGCAGTTGTTATCTCTTAACATCGCTACAAGACCCATATAAGAGAAGTCAAGAACGCATTTATTCTTTCGAGGAACAAGATAAGCCAAACGCATCACGGGATTCAATGTAACGCTTGTTCTTGCCACATTAACAACGGCATTCAAAATACTTTGAGGGTCGCATCTTTGTAGTGCATCAGAGTTTTGAAAGATTTGCATTGCAAACCCTAATTCGCTTGTCGCTTTTTCGGGATTGATTGCGGTGAATTTTGTGTGTGCCTCTTTTAAAGAGGATTTCCAACTTGTTTGATTACTCATTTTTACTTGTTTTTTTTTGTGTTTATTAATTATCTGATTGAACCTCTTCGTCTACCTCTTTTGAGTTTAGTAAAGTTGATAGACTATCTATTTCCTCCTTATTTTTTGTGACTTCGCTTTGGAAATAGTCTAAAATTTTTGTTTCAGATATTGATTTGATTTCGGGATTAACGTCATTGAAACGCTCATTGTGTTGACTTACAAAAAGTTCAGCATCAACTATTGATGGCGCATTAACCAAGACTTTTTCTTTGATTAGATTGTCTTCAACCCCAAAAAACTCTTGTTTGACTAAAAAGAATTTGTCATATACTTCTTCTTGTTTGAATACAATCCCATCAACATTAAACTTATCTATTTTAATGATTGTAAATTCACCACCACGAATAACACTACCAAGATGCTCATAAACATTTGCCTCGCAGTCCGTGAAGGTATGTCCATCGAATAGATAAGGTTCAACAACTCGCTTTGCTTTTCCGTTTTCTGATTGTTTTGTGTAACTTACTTTTACAAGAAATAATTGTTTCATTTTTTTAATTTTTTAATCCTTTAGCAATTCCTTTAACTCCATACATTTGAGCAGTTTCTAAATGCTCCATTGCGATTTTAAAACATCTGACTTGTTCCATATATTCATCTCCCGTAAGTGGTGAGTCAATTCTTTCTTGTTCACAAAAATCAATAGCAAAAGCCATCATTTGTTTGAATACTGCAATCTTATCATCAAATGAAGGATTGAAGTTAATGTGACATCTTTTTTCACCAAGTGTCATCGGTTTTTGTGTAGGTTGTTCCATTTTTTATTGGGTTTTTATTAATTACTAATTAAGGTGTTGTTACAAAGTTTAATGATGCGGTGCTACCACTCATTTTGAAAGTGTAAATTGCTCCATCGTTGCACTCATCGGTATCAGTAATTCTTATCTTTACTGATGTTGCGTTCTTGAAGTCAGCGAGAAAATCTTCGTTCTTAATGTCCCAAGTGATAAAGGCACGATTTTGGTCTTCGTTTACTTGGCAAATACGACCATACTTTTTGTTCACTCCTGCTACTTGAAAAGACAATTCGATGAAAACGGGTTCGGAACAAAAGTAAACTCCACCCATCATTAATACACCTGCGCTCTCAAATTGCTCTAACTTTAAGAAAGGTCTTTGACCATCTTCGGTGTAAGCAATTTTTGTTGGTTCATCAAAGCCGTTGTCAATCTTTTTAACAACCCATTGACCGAAAGCACTACTTGATAGGGAAAGTGCCAATCCTACTGAAAATAATAACTTTTTCATTTTTACTTGTTTTTATTAGTTTACTGATATTACCGCTATGTCATCAACAAAAGTTAATTTACCCGTTGTTGTGATGTGATATTTATAATCTCTGATGTCTTCACACCAATCTACGCTTGTACAAGAAGGAACATTAATTATAATGTCTTTAACAAGTATTTCCTTATTATTCGAATCAATTATTCTCCAACGAGTTTCTTCCAATGTTGAATTGGTATTGAATCTGATTTTGTATGTAGGTTTATCTTTTGACATTTGATTTTATTTTTCGTTTATTTTTTTTTGACCAACACCTTATTAAAGGTAAATTTCTTGAATTGCAGGTATGTCCGTAAAATGCTTACAACTATCCGCTAAAGGACATTCTTTGCATACGGCAAACTTTGGGTATGGTGTCCAACCTTTTGACATTGTATCATCAAGGAACTTTTTGACATTCAATAGGTTATTGTAGTGTATTTGAAGTGTTGCTTCATCTACATTAACCTTAAAAACTTTGTACTCCCAATCATTCTTGCTACTGAATATCATAAAATAGAAAGGAATGTCTTCAATACCCCATTCATATTTGGCTAATAACTTGTAGTGAATTGCTTGAATCATTAAGCCATCTTTTTCTTCGATAGACTCATCTGCCCAACCATATTCACTCCATTTATCGTGTAATAAACCGCTTGTCTTTAGGTCAATGATTATACGCTTCTTGTTAGCCACCTTTGTCTTGATGTTATTGTCGTGTGCAATAATATCCGTTATACCGCTATATTTTGGATTTGTGAAGGTGAAACCCGTTTGCTCAATGGAAAAGTTAAGACGTTTCATTATACGCTTAAAATTCTCTACTTGCGCATCCATACGCTGATAGTCAATAGAAGGCTTTCCCGTTTTAAGTAAAATTGGTTCGGGAGTATGTCCATCACGAGGTAATTGACCCGTTGCTTTGTATTCAAAGTAATTACCTAACTCTTGAGCCTCTGAAGAAGGAAATTCTACGCTCTTTGTGATGTATTTCGCTTCTATGCGTAAACCACACTCTTCTTTGAGTTTGTACTTGTACAACTCTTTAACGAGGCTTTGAGAAAGTTTAGGTGTAATGTTGTTGAGGTCTAATTTGACTTGAGCCTTTTTAATCTCATTTCTTTTCTCCTTTTCTTTGTAGGCTTTTTGAGGAATCTTTTTCGACATTGTTGTTATGGTTTGTTTGGTTTGTTTTTTTTATTTCTTCAAGTTCTTCACAAAAGAGTTTGTCCCTTAAATATTCGAGGTCAATCCTACCCCCGATTGAGTTCGGGGAATAGGATTTAGACCTTTCATCAATCAACTTCTTTATTGGTTTGGGATGATTGTTGTTTTTGTTTTTATGTCTATTATGTTTGATGCTCATAGGTCTAATTGTTTTTGAATGACGTTTTCATAAGGTGATTGCTGATTTGTGTTAGTTAAGTTCCAATTTTTCAGCATACTTTCAGCATATCTTTTCGTTTCCTCAAGTGCATCAATCTTTGCGTTAACGGAACTCAACCAACTTTCAATCTCTTCTTTGTTGGTAGCAATCCAATATCCTTTGGATGAGGCAATAAGTTTTGGAACGAGGTTATTAAATCTGATGTAAAACACTAACTTTCTTACTCTTGGTTCAGATATTTTAAATCCTTTAGCTTTTAGTGCCTTACAAATTTCGGGGTTCGTAACGCATTTGTCTACCCCTATCTTTGTCTTGAATCCTTGAATCATTAAAGGCAATAGGACATTCAACTCATAATCCGTGAGTGGTGCAGTTTGTTCTTCAAATGTAGGTATCATTGTTGTGTGTGTTATGGTATCGGTACATCAAAGATAAAAATTTTTTTTATAACAAAACAACAAACTATTTATTTTTTAAAATAAATTTATTTGAAAAGTTTGCGCTCCAAACAAACACTCTGAAAAGCATTACTGAAGGACTATGTTTTTTCTTTTTAGTTTGCTTGTATCTCAATCTCATCAAGGGATATAGCAATGTCCACATAACAATAATAATAACACCAAAAATTATTTCCAAAAATAAAAAAACTCTATGAAAAATTTTCAATCCAATCTCACTACTCATAGTGTCATAGTTTTAATGTCAAAAAATTCGTTATTGGCAATGTTTTGATGATTACCTACTTCCATTTCGACTACATAAATGTCATCGCTAATAGAATCAATATAGGTACTTTTCAATTCGTTTCCGTTAAAAAGTAAATATCTTTTGAGTCTATCTTTTAGAAAGTTGGCAAAACCAAAATGGTCAACGTATATGAGATAGGTATCAGAATGAGGAACGTAAACAAGTTTGTTTACTTTTTTATTACTTAAATCCAAATCCAAAGTGTAGACGTTTTTCTCTAACTCAATCAAATCACGCTTAAAGTCTGATTCAGTAATCTGATACATCACGGAAATACCCATACAAACGTTATTAAGTTCACGCATAAATTGCTTTAAACATCTTTTATAGTTTGGGCAAAAATTATCCCCATACTCAACGTAAGTTGCGCCTTCATTGGTGGTAGATATATTAGGTGGTGTCAAAACTTCTTTTACTACCTTATTCATATTCATATTCATATTCATATTCATTGCCTTTTTCATTTTTATTCTTGATGTGGGGAAGAGGTTATCATTTCTACCTCTTCTTGATGAGGCATTTTAACCCTATCTATGAGTTCAAAAATTGGTACGTTGATGATTTCTGCCAAACTACTTATAAAGTTTAGCGACAAGTCTTCTTTGGGCATCAAATGGTGATTGAATCTTTGAGGTGACATTCCCATTGTTTTTGCAAGACCTGCTATGTTGAACTTTCGTTCTCTTAAATATGGTTTGATATAGTACATATTATTTTTTAGTTATTAATTTTTGTTTTTCTACTTTAAGGTAATACGCTCTTTGGTAAGCACTATCTTTTGCTTTAACCAATGCTTCTTCACCATACTTTTCACGATAGCCGTAATAAGTCATTTTAAATTTTTCTTTGAAAGCATTTTCAATGTCAGTAGCAGTTACGTTTGACTTTTTGTAAGTACGAGTGGTAGAAGATTTTTTTTCTTTTTTGATTAGGTCAACTACTTGATTTTTAACTGAATCAGATGGCTTTGTTACTTCTTGTTCAACTTTGTTAATAGTCATTGTCTTTAAAATAGATTTCGCTAAAGTTTCATAAACTTGCTCGAAATCAAACTGCGCCTTACTCATCTTTACTTCTAATAATTCTTGCTTGTTTTTAAAGTCATCTTGTTTGTTTTTTAGTTCGCTCAACTCAAACTGCAAGTCGTATCTCATAATAGACTCAAGTTCAAAAATCCTTTGTTTTAAAGATTCGAGTGATTTATCAACTTCTCTATTTCTAATTGCAAAATGTCGAATGCAATACTCTAATCCTGCAATAGTTATTACAAAGTTTAAACTGAAAAGGGTAATTTCTAAAGTGTTCATTGTTATGGGTGTGTTAAGGGGTTACTTTATAAATGTTCGGTCAACGTAATCTTTCCCGTTACCGAAAAATCCGCCATCCTCTATGCCTTCATCGTATGCCTTTCTCAAAGCGTTTTTCTCTTTATCAATCCAAATATTGTCATCTATTGACTTATATCCAAAATTGGTTTGTAAGTGCAAAATAAACTCCTGCATAGGTGTCAAATCGTTGTTTGATTTATTTTGTTGGCTCATAAGAAAATGGTTCACAAGTTAATTCTTTTAAGATTGCTAATATGGAAATCACAATAGCAAAATAAATTGTCAACAAAACGATGTTTTTCACAAACTCTTTCATCGCATCATCCAATCAAAAATCATATATCCAATAGCAATTCCTGCAAGAAAATGTAATAGTCTATCGTATGTAATTTTGCTCATCTTATCGGTCTTTATATTCATCTTCCATTAAATCTGCCCAATACTCATTATAGCATTGCTTCGAGCAAAATTGACCACCATCCTTTTCCATAGGCTCATCGCATTGACAACAACGTGGTACAAAGCAATCAGAGCAATACCACTCATTTTCGCTTACTTCAGTCATTTCTGACTTATCTGCCGTTGTTTCACATTCAACACAATAGGTATAGTTCGAATGAACGGGGCAAAATGTCGTTTCTTCTTCCAATATGCCTTGTGATAGGTATTCCTCCTTGCAATGAAGACATTTATGTAATTCGTAATTGTCTTCGTATTGCTCGTCTTTTTGGTAAGCCATCATTTTTTTTGTGATGACCTTAATTCTTTTTTCACTACTCATAACTTAAACTTGTCTTCGCTTACAAACTCCGTTAATTTGTTAGAAGGTTTTTGTTGTGGATGTCTTCTAAAGGTGAACTCAACAATATCATCATCTTTTGACAAAATCATTGCCGTTGGAAAATACCCTCTATCCTTCAAATAGTCGAATTGCTCTACAATCTTTTTAGACAAATCACTCTTTAAAAAGACTCCCCTTTCATTATCCGTATCAGTCAAGATATGAGTAATCATTTCCTTCGAATCCTCATTGCTTACATACAAAAGGATGAATTTACCTGCTCCTTTTGCTCCTGCTTCTTCTTTCTTTTCGCTCATTGTTCTTCGTTTTTTATGTGTTTTTCAATTAAAGGGATATACTTTTCAAGTGGTGTTTGTTTTGCGCTATGCACCATATCGTTCATTATTAACTTTAGAATAAAATTTGACGATTTCAAAAAGATAAATGCTATCGGTGTAAAAACGTTGGGTAATCTTGTAAAAAAAGACCCTATTACTCCTAAAATCCAAGCAATCAGAAAGATAGGAAACCAAAGAATCAATTTGATGATAAAAAAAGTCATTAGTTATGATGGTATTTGATGTTATTAAAAAAATCTTGAGCAATCGTTTTTGCAGTTGGATTATTGGTAAAATTTTCGCTAAATCCTATTGGTAAGGTGAATGATTTAAACAAGAATCTGCCTATAAATTCTTTATTCATTTCCTCAAGTATTCGAGTATATTCTAAAGACAAAAAGTATTCGGGAAATTCGTGTACAACTACTTCTTCATCATTTGGCACTTCATCAAAACTATCATACTTGTAGGTTTTGTCTAAATAGACTGATACCAAGTAAACGTGAGTTGAATCAATGTACCTTTTCAGTTTAGTTGTGTTTTCGTTTATTGTAGCATTCATTGCATAGTTGTATATAGTCCATAAATGGGTTGCATTCAAACTCTGAAAAACTTTCATCCCTATCGGACATCTGAAACTCAAAATCATCCATACTGCCAAGAAATCCTTGACCTACTTTGAAACGAACTTTACACTCGTCACATTCAAAATCATTGACATCATTATGATTATCTGACATAGGCTATTTTTTATATTTAACAAAATTATTAGTGCAATAATACAAATTATTTTTAAAGAAAAATACTTTAGGTTAAAAATTATATAAATTTATTTTGTCACTACTTATTGCTATATTTGTATTGTTATGGTGTGAGGGGAAAACACCCGTTCCATTTGATTGTGTTTTGCATTTTTTTCGTTTTCTCCAAGCAATAATTTGAGGAGGTCATTCGTGTCCTCCTCATTTTGTTTTAATTTAGCCTATAAATTCCCCAATATGAATGATTTAAGATATGGCAATCTAACCAAAGAACTACAAGCCAAGTTATCTGAAGAAAATGTTTTCACTCAATATATGGGTGAATTTGCTTTCATAGATTATCCTAACTATGCTGAAAGTAGTGAAGAAATAATCGAAATAATCGAAACGCAAAAAAAGTCACGAGAAAGCGGTAAATGGCAGGCTATAAAAGACTTTTGTGATTTGTGGGATGAAGATATAATGGGGGCATTGAAAAAAACGCTCACACGGCTAAATATTCCCTTTGATGAAGATTATATTGAATATCTCACTCAAGTATCAGATGATTTAGGGGCATTGGTTGTTCAACTGAAAAATCATTACCAAAGACCACGACCTTATCAAGTGGCTTTTTATACCGAGCAAGACTTACATTCTTACTATTCCTATTCAGCAGTATCACCTTCATATCCTTCGGGTCACGCTTGTCAAGCATTATTCTTATTTCACTTAATTGGATTTCACTACGAAGACAAAAAAGAAGAACTACTAAAAGTAGCTAAACAAGTTGCAGATTCTCGTATCATTTTAGGTGTACATTACAAATCAGATAACCTATTTGGTTTTCAAATAGTTAAGGAACTTCTATTAAAGGATGACATTAAAGAAAAATACTTCCCGAATGTCTAAAGTATGTCTAAAGTATGTCTAAAAAGATAGGCAGTAGAATTAAGAATTAACAAAAATCTAAAAGGTATATACCCCCTATCTATTTTGTCGCAAAAATCTGCTAAATATGCGACATTCTCGTCACGAATTTGTCAAGTTTTTGTTACTAAAATCTTGACATTTTAAGCGCAGGGGGGTTGGCTAAATTCTTCAACCAAAGTTTTTATTTTTGTTGGCAATTCTTTACCTTTACGATATTCAATAGCGAAATGGTTTAACAACCGAAAGAACATCCTCCGTTCAGAGGGTGTTTTTTTTTGCATCACCTTTTCGAGTTTATCAGTTGACATAGTGCCATTCGTGAATCTCGTGCGAATATCTAAAGTCACCGCATATAGCAAATCCTATAAAGAACATATCCTCTTCAATAAGGTATTGACCTTTAAACACTCCCCCGTAAACATCGGTAAACTCAATTTTTCTTTCGACTTGTGGTCTTTCAAAACCATCAGCAAGTGGCGCAAGTATTTCAGTAGTATTTTTCATAGGGTAAATGTACTATAATTTTGAGTATATATACTAAAAATAACTTGATAATCTTAAAATTATTTTTTTCAAAGAAATTTTGTTATACATTTACAATCTCATTAATAACAAACCAAAACAAACCAAAATGCAAAAAAATTATGCCTATCCCGTAGGGGATTTTTTAAGCGGATTTTCCGATGATGAAAACAATCCGTGTGATTATGAACTCGAATGCCAAAGAATGGTAATCAGAGGGGTTCAGTATCTTGATGACAACCAAGACTATGTTGATTTAATTAGAGATGAGAAAGTGGGTGTTTGGGATGCAAGAGTTAAACCACTTATTGCCTATATGTGCCTAAACGAAGAGAATCCCGAACAATCTATGGGTCAAACGGGTGCAATGGTAGAACATTGTGTTAAAATTGCCTTTATAGCGCAAAAAATGGGTTGGGAAGAATACATTGAGGCAATTACAAAAACCGAAGAACAATGAGTAACATCCAAACAAACGAGCCTATAACTTGGCTTTCTGAAAACCTATACGAAATGGGGTTTTTAGTTAGAGATTCTTTTGTCGTAAAGCACGTTGTTGCCAAAGCCAAAGAAAAAGAGTTAGATAGACTTAAAGAAGCATTTAGTATGGGCAGATTAGGTAAGTCTATCAAAGAATTTAACCAAACATTTAAAAACAAGTAAAATGAAACAGACAGCAGTAGAATGGCAATTTGAACAATTTTTTTATTCTTTTGAAAAATTCAATAATAGAGAATGTACATTTAATGACTATCTCAAAAGAAATTTAGAAATCCTTGAACAAGCCAAAGAAATGGAGAAAGAGCAGATAGAAAATGCCTTTGCAAATGGGGTTGATGATGAATATGAATACCATATAAATAACCAACCAAGAACAAATAGCGAACAATACTACAACGAAACCTTTAAACAACAAATAAAATAAAAATGGAAAATCTAACAACTTTACAAGAAGCACAATTTTTAGTAAACCGATTCTATGAGGTACAAACCAATGGTGAGAATATGGATTACGATTCAGCCGTAGAATGTGCTAAAATAGCAGTAGACACAATCATCAGAAGTGAATGCCTTCATTACCCCGAAGATAGATTGTTTTGGAAATCAGTAATGAAAGAACTTGACTTTTTAAAAAAACAAGAACAAGATGTCAAAAGCGAAATACATTAAGACCAAAAACCGAGAAATTATTGTGTTTGGTGAAATTATGCTTCATAGTGACTTGAGAAATATGAACCCCGTTTCGGCAGGGTTCATATCTTTTGGAATAAATGAGGAAGGAAACCCAACTTGTAGTTGTTACGGAGAAAGCATATCTCTTCGTTTACAAAGCGATGAGGAAGATACATTTCTTGCTCAAATTCAATTAGGATTTAGGTATTACTAAAACCAAAAATATGATTTTAATAAACTTTGGCAAATGGCATACCTCCGTAAATAACCGAAGCACTTGGGGAATAGTCAAGAAAAGAATTTACTTCAAAAAGTATAGGTGGACACCCTTTGTAAGAATCAAATTTCAAACACTTAAACAACAAGAACAATGAAAAGTAAACTAAAAATTTTATCAATCTTCATAGTGATGTTTTTCGCATCATTTGTTCCCGAATCAAACCACGAATTATTCGGTGATTGGCATTGTAAAGGTGGTGTTACCATTGTAAATGAACACAATGTTGATGTAAAAGGATGCAACTATGCTAATTGTATGAGTCACAATCCAACTTGGCATTGGGGTATTCGTCATTGGGTGTGGTTATTAGCAGGAATTACCTTCTCCGTTTGGACAATAGCAGAAGTTATTAACGAAGCAAACAAATAAGATGGCAAAAAATAAGTACATAACTACAAGATTTAAGTACACCACCCCTCAAAATAAGTACACCACTTCGCTACCTAAAAACCCTGCAAACGAATGGGAAGCAATTAAATGGGAAAGACGTATCAGACGTTTGTTGTACAAAAGACACAATTATTTAGAAAACTTTTGTGGTGCAGGAAAACAAAGCACATACTATTTTGACCAACAACTTAAAGTAGCAGAACAACACCTTAAAAACTCATTAAGATGAAAGCAAAACTGAAAAAAGAAAGGGATGGAGATTATACTCTTACTCTAAATAACCCAAAAGAATATCCACACTCTTTACCATTATTATCCAAACAAAACTGCGATGAGATATTTGGAATATTTGATGTTGAGAAGTTGGCTCACGAGTTTTCACATAATGTTTGTGGGAGAAGTGCATACGCAGGAATAGGATTTTTCGCAGGTTTCAACAAAGCAATGGAGTTGAATAAAGACAAGCAGTTTACTTTAGAACAAGTCATCGAAGCAATGACTTTGTACATAAGAAAAGAATATGCAATGAGTCAAGTTTTATCAATGATTTCAGAACTCCCTTTAGATTCGGAAATTGATGTTGAGATTGAGATGGAGTTAATGAATATTGATGAAATAAGAGAACAAGGAAAAGGTTTTTTGCACGGAAATACAAGGAAACCAAAACTTGATGAAAACGGATGTTTAATACTTAAAAAACAACAATGATAAAGACCATAGTGCCTAATGAAATAATTGAGCATTGTAAAAAGCAAATTACATTGTTCAATTTTGGTCAAAGAGATAGAGGAAACGGAAACAAAGAGCAACAACTTACGGGAATAATTAGTGAAAGTGTTATAAGAAAATCATTTGGTTTAGACCTTATTGATGGTGCTAATGGTTTTGATGGAGGTTGGGATATTTTATTCAATGGAATAAAGATAGATGTGAAGACTATGGGTAGAACAACTGAAGTTAAGTACAAATACACTAACAACTTTATCAAACTTCAAGAAAACTATATCGCTGACGTTTATATATTTTGTAGTTACAACAAAACATCCAAAGAGTTAACGATGTGTGGTTGGATTGACAAAAAGACATTCCAACAAAAAAGAAAATTTTACCCA